CGTTGTGCCTTGAATTTTTAAGTTAACGCCACCACTTATTTGATTACAAGTTAACCCCGGCATGACGACGGAGTTAAATCCGCTGATAATGAATTTTTCTTGCCCCGAATTGAATCCTGCGCCTGTAAGATTTACGCCCGAAGTTGTTGAAAAGGCAATATCAAAAAACGCGGTTTCCGACCATATAAGCCTCATACTTGCACCATTGGCAGGGCCTTGAACGGCAAAAAATTGACTGTTTGCGTCGATAAAGTACGGCCTCTTAATGTAAAACCTTGACACCGTTTTGTAAAAGTCAATGTTGCCCGTTATCGAATTAATTGTGTAAGATGACAAACGTATCTGCTGACCCGGTGCGGTTGAAAATGTTTCTGGCGTAATATAAAATTCATGCTTTTCTACAAGCCTTTGACCCACGGGCGTATAATTACTTTCCCAGCTTTCTCCGATGGCAGGCATTACGGTGTTAGCAGACCCGCCGCCAGACCCCATGTTCCAACCGAAGTGCATAACCTCGTTTATGGTATCTCCCTGCTTAGTCGCATTTTGCCGAACATAAAAAGTTGAAGGAGCATAAGCATTTGTCAACCCTGTTTTAACCAACGGGGCAAACGTGAGCCATGTTTTGCTAACTGCATCACCTTCTGTTGTTGGTGCGGTTAAACTGATATCAAAATTTATCTGATCGTCAGTTGTATTCCCAATGCCTAAAGTCGTGTCAAGGCTGCCACCCGTCCCCGCATCAGCGGTTTGATCATTCGAAGCTACCCATGCCCCGTCGATCCATTTTGGGATTTGGTTAGTGGATGGTGATAAGTCAGATAGTGCTACCTGACTTTTTAAGCCTTCCAAAATTGCTTTCATCTCAACCCACGTAACAAGGTCGCTCGAATTAGTCCGGGCTGCATCAATGAGTGCCTGTATTGCTGAATCCGTCATATTTTGTAAATTTCAGAGAACCCATGAGATGCCGAATAGATAAATATTTTCATGTAGATAGCACCTGTAACATTGGCAGTTGTTAGGCTTGCTATCGTTGTCCATGATGTTCCGTCGGCAGATTTTTGCAGTCTTATGACCCCGTTATCGCCTGCGCCCGATGCCGCGGCTTCGTATAAAATAGCGTAGAAATAATTATTATTGATTGCCTCATTATAGGCTGAATCAAGATTAACGGTCTCAATAATAGAGCCGTCTGTTTGTCTTGCTCCTGTATTTGCTGACCAACTTGATCCGGTTGTAGTGTTATCGCTTACGCTGAAGGAAGAAAACTTACCGATACCGTCCGTCTTCACTACCATCCGCTGACCGACCGCTAATGTCTCGTTAGCCAAAATTCCCGTCCATGCCTCCGTATATCCTGATGTTGTGCGAATACCCTTTGCTGAATTGTAAGCCTCGAACCCTGATGGTAAAGTAGGGAAGGTCAGGTAGGTTGCGCTGCTTGCTGCACTTGTCGTTCCATTGGCCGTACCGAATCCACTCGTTGCATAAGTCACACCGTCACCAATTGCAGATACACGATAATAATAAGCCGTTGATGCCGTCAGACCTGTATGTGAAAAGGTTGTTGTATTGGCAGCAATCGTTCCGCCTATCTGCGTCCAACCCGTTGTACCGTTAGCACTCCACTCCAATTTATAAGAGCTTTCATTCGCCACGTTTGTCCAGGATAGGTCAATCTGCGTAGCACTAATGACCGTTGCTGTTAGTGTTGGAGTAGCAATGGTTGTAAGGCCACCGCCACCGCCAGACCAGCCTGAGAGTGCTTGTAAATTGGCCAGTGTGATATAGCTCAACTCACCCGTTGTGCCATCAAAAAAAGGTATCCGTGAGGCCGCCCCGGGTGTGCCGGCTGCTACTGATGGATCATTGAATTTTTTTCCCATGTTATAAAAAATCTATTGAACTAAAATCTGATTTTAAGAAATCACCGCCGCCACATTCACCGTCTACCATATCAATGTCATCACTATCTGAGAAGGCAATGCCATCACTATCAACAAACACACAAGCATCTCCAATCTCTGCCTCCGTGATACCCGCCACACTGGCCACTATTGGCGCGAATGATAACTGCTCACTCGAAAACGAAAGGACCATACCCCTGCGATCACTGCCCGTACTGCCGAGCCCACTCTCAATCTTTATTAACCGGCCGCCGTACAACTCCCCCATTAACCAGTACACACCCACCCTATCTTGTATAATTAGCAGAAGCGGCAGCTTTGCCATGCGCGATATTTCAGCGCGCATGACCGAGGTCAGGCTATTAACCGCGAATGATGCCGTCTGGCTATTGACGATCTGCCCATTTTCTTTGACCTCATGGCTTTCAGTGAATGATGCCGCGCGCACCTGGTACCTGTAAAACTTCTTTCCGGACTTCATGGTGATGCTGGCCACGATATTGCCACTCCTGACAATAGTTTGCACGTCATCATAACCGGCAATAAAAATTTGCCTGATGCCTGCCGTAGCGGCACAGCCTATATTATAACCTGTCGTTAAGGCGCAACTCATGGGATCGCACACGTGTTTAAAGGTGAGTCAAATGTTACGCTGACGTTCATCGTCCAGCCTACCAGCACGTCCTGAAAGCGGTCTGAGAACGGTTCCAGATCAATGCCGCTATCCACTGTGAAATCATTGGCATATTCGTCTTTGAGCCCCGCCAGTAGGTCGTGCGCGATCTGCAGGGTATCTGACCAAATATCTTGGTGGTTATCACCCGATGCCCAATCCATGACGGATATAGTCAGGCCAATGACGGTCTGGCTTTCCCGGTCACCGTCAAACCTGGCTGATGACAGCGTGCATAGTACCGAGGTATGGCGTACCGTCTCATTTTGGCTTAGAAAATCTGAGGGATCGCCAAAAAAGTAATAATTCACCATGTTGTGGCTTTCCGCTATCAGCTTTACCCGGTCCAGTACTTTGTTTAGTGTCATCTAATTTCTTTACGTACTTCAGTAATTTTTTCTGGTTCTTTTTAGAACTCATCTTTTTCGTTTAATCTTCATTGTCGTACAAAAAGCCATTGCCCTGATATCTCTCCGGGATGGTAAGCATAGGCGGGTTAGGCACGTTGAGCGGAATTGAGCAGGAGTACCCCAGTCGCTTTGGCCTGATCACGTCAAGACCCGGCCCATAATTTGTGTATTCAGGAAACAGTAAAAACTTTTCTTTTAGGTACTGGATAGCCCGCTGCTCATAGTACTCACCTTTCTTTTTGTAGTACGGGATGATGTCCACCAGATCAGCCATTGAGGCAGTCTGTGTGTTCTCAGCGGTACCCGTTAGCACCGCCTTGTTCGTCACCCGGTATGATATAGCCATTGGTATCTCGCTCATCACGAACCATAGCAACATATCGGTGATATACCTGTCCACCAATATCTTGTAATTACCGGCCAGCGCATTGGCATTGATGTCGGACAATATCTTTTCGTAAAGAGTCGTTCCCATGACGGGCTCGACATAGACATCCTGGCACCACTTGATCGTATTTACAATCAGCTTGGAATCCACGTTAGGGTCTATGTTGGCCCGCTCGCGCAGCTTGATCTCGGACAACAATAATATATTTTGGCTCATTTCGCTCTAATTGTAATGTGACTCATCCACTGATGCCGGCATTCATCTTCATTCTTTCCGGTGTTCGGATTATGATACCACCCTCCCTTATGTGTCCATACGTCGTACCCCGTCATCTGTGAGATCTTCTCGATATCTCGCCTTGAATACAGCCTGTTCTTTTCCATAAGTAGCTTGCAGAAAGGCCTTGATCCGCTCTTAGCCGGCGGCACATCCGGGCGCACCTCATAGCTATACTTGATACCGATCTCCTTCTTATTGCCTCCGGTGGGTATGCCCTTGACAGGCTCGCGGCTTACTACCTCTTCATCACCGAGACCTGTCGGCTCAACCTTTACGGTGATATAATTCCTTTTTTCAAGGCTTTTCATTACCGCCTCCACCCTATCTATCGACAACTTGCTGCGCTGCGCAATAATCTCTGGGGTAACCTTCGGATCTTTGCGCAGGTAGGAAATAATCAACTCCTCGGTGGCCGTCAGCACCTCAATATCTGTCTGGAAAGCCTCGATCTCAAACTCCATAGCCTCGTAACGTGAGCGCACAGGCTTTGAGCTCACGATGATATAATCCTCTTTTAGCTCTCCGATCAGCCCTACAAAGTCCTCCTCCGATAACTGCACGGCTGCAGGCTGCGGTGCCGCCGGTGGCAGCATGGCAATACTCCGAAGCTCGTCATCACTCATGCTGGCCACTATCCTGTCCGCAATCGCGGGGTTTATAACCTTGATCGCATCAATTTTATTCAGCAGATCGACATCCATATCATCCGGGTAATCAGATACGTCGAGCTGATCGCGGATCTCCTTAAACGTCATATTTTTTGCCGCGATACCCTCGCCGAATTGGAACTCCATAGGCTCCGTTGGCTTGATCTCCAACTCCTCACCAAGTAATACCGAGAATACCCGCTCCACCTCCTGCTGGCGTGCCGTTATGTACGTATTTTGAAAAATCTCAAATGCTTCGCGCATCTCATTGCGCCCGCCCAGCTGCCCCTCTACCCTTACCCCGAATAACATGGGAGAGGTGATCTGATGGGCCACAAATATGTTCTGGCTGATTAGGTTATCTATAATCGTGAAATCCTCTTTTGTCAGGTCGCTGGCACCGAGATCGTCAATGATCGGCTTCTTATCCGCGCCCGTTACAAATGATATGATGAACTTCTGCCCGTCACTTCCCGTGAACTTCTCTCTGAATTTCTTCTCAATGATCCGCTTCTGCTCCTCACTTGGCTCGCCATTGGGCAGCGTAATCATCTTGCTCGGCGTGAATCCGCACTGCGCATTACCCAGCGTATGCCTCGATACCTCAATGTCAGCCTCTATGTAATTGGTGGCTGCCAGATATGGCGGCACGGTGTACGTGTCGATACCTGGGGAGTATTGCTTAAAATAAATGACACTCTTAGGCTGATTCTTTTTAGGATCAAAGGCAGGAACCGGTACAGGCTTGGTCTTATTGTACTGAAATTTGCCGTCCTTCTGGAAATAGAACGTAGTGTTATCTGCATTGCTCCGGTACTTCCGGTAGTCAATGTGATGCAACTCGCTACCGCCGCCCTTTGTAGCGATGCGCTCGAGATAGAAACCGCCGTGCAGCTCCATATCCATGATGCACTTCTTGGACACATCTTTCAGTGTCTCTCCGAATGAATTCACCACCGGGTTGAACTCGCTATCCGCTTTTTTCCATCCCTCACCACAGATATAATTCACCTTGCTGCGCACAATGGCAGCGTGCTTTGCGCTCTTTTTAAAGAGATCGATCACATAATCCGGGTATGTATCTCTGATGCCATAAGACATCCAGTCTTTATTGCGGAACTGCTGGAATTCCGGCTGCATGCTCTCAGCCATGCGCAGCACGATCATGGAGCTGCTCTCCCCCGTTTGTATGAAATCACCCATTGTAAACTTTGTATTGATTATTCACCCCCGCATATTGCGACGTGGTGTATTGTTGCGCAGCAATTAGCTGCATATATCCGCGCTCTATCTCGGTGGCCAGTAGCGGGTCCGTATTGCTGGCAGATGCCTGCTGATAGACCGTGTAATCCCAAAAGCCCAGCTCGCTATTTGCAAATTGAGAAATCTCGAACTTATCATACCGATCCGGGTAAAGCGATGTGTTGGCGGGCAGCACAAATGCCACACTCTCATTCGTTCCTCGATGCTTGGCGATGAATAAATAATTGGGAGACGAGATCGTCGTGCGCTCGGTGAGCGTGAGGTAAATATTCGTTGCCGTGCTTTTGTTAATGGTCACCACAAAACTAAATAGCAGATTACCGCAATCGGCTGAAAACAAAAACCCCGACCTTACAGGGCCGGGGAAAACTCAAACTAATATGTCAAATCAAAACTACCCTGGTGTTGTGAGTGCTGCTGCTGCTGCAGTTCCGATGAACGGTGCCAGCTCTGGCTCCTCTGCGCTGAAAGTGAGTGAGTGGCCGCTCCTGTCTGTGCCTGCCTTACCGGGTCCGCTCTCACCGGCAGTGAGATCAGCACCTAATTGCTCACCCATCAACTGGAAAAGTCCGTTCCTATTTTTAATGGCAATCCATAGATTATTTTTAGCCAGCAAAAGAATTTCATTCCTCGTAGATACATCGAGGCGGTTAAGGATAATAGATAATTCTTGCTTCACAGTTACCGTTCCGTTATCTGCATTGCCCTCAATGTTCTCTTTGAATTCGGCGGTGTTCCTTTGCAGCTCGTATTTATAAAACCTCTTTCCAGATGCTTTGGTGATCGCGGTGACATTTCCAGAGGCTTTCACGTATGAAGTGACATTACCCCTCTCGATGAAGTACACCTCCAAAAGACCGCCAATGCCGTCTTTGCAGCCCGATAATGTAAAGCCTTGTGTTAAATTACACATCAATTATTATTTTAAAAGGGGGAGTTGCCTCCCCCGTTAAGTTATCGTGCGAAGAAAGTAACCAGGTGCTGAGGGAATGCGAAGTTCACCGCATATTTCCACTCGGCCATGAACCTGATATGATCAGCCTCTTTGGCAAAGAACAAATCCACTTTGTCTTCTTCGTTCATCATATCCACACCCAGCACCATGTTGCCTGCATAGGTAGTGATCAGCGCATCCGTTCCGTTCAGACCAGGTACTGCTTTCAGCTTCACAATCGTGTTAGGGATATACACCTCACCAACGGCAAGACCATCACGGTAGGCTGCATCGAAGTAGTTCTGGTTTTTCAGTGCTACAGCGTACTGCCTGAAGAAATCCCAACCGCAGAAGGTATACAAATCATCTCTGTCGATGATGTCCACCGGAATGGCTCTGTATGAGCTATCAACCACGTTGATGATCGCTGATGCAGGAAGTGCTGCAAGGCCGGTTGTTACCGCTGTTCCGTAGAACGCTGTCGCGTTGGCGTTCACTACTGTCGCAGATGCTGAGCGTGCTGCCTTCAAAAATCCATCGAACTTGTTCAAGTTGATGTTAGAAGATGCGGTGTCAGACTGCCAGATGGCTGTCTCAAGCTGCGCATTGATACGGGCCAGTTTCTTACCCACAAAGTCTTCTGCAAAGTCAACCTCAGTGTACTGAGATCCATTACGCAAAAACTTCTGTGTGTACTTTGTCTCGAGGTCTTTGGGGCAAATAGCCTCATGAACCTTGATCTTACCCGGAACCAGATCACGATTGGTGAAAGTGGTAGTACCGGAAGGAGAAAAACCGCAGGTACCGCCGGTCAGAAAAACTGCGTCGGTATCCATGATGTTGATCTTCTCAGCGGACTTCACACCCATCTGAACAATACCTTTCTCGTCGATCAGGGCTGCCGTTACTGGCTTAAAAACAAGGGAGGTCAGGAATACACCCTCTTTTTCCCTTACATAATTCGTTAGTGCGCTTACATCAAATGCCATCTCTATGCTTTTTTATTTAATTCACGATATTGTTTAACTGCCTCGGCTGTCTTGGCAATACGATCTGATCTGGTCTCTGCTATCTCTGCAAGAAGGGTTTTAGGCTTCTCGCTGGGCTCTTCTGCCGGGGTCTCAGCAACTTGGCTGAGGATCTCGGCTATTTTAGCATGGCCAGCTTTGTTCTTTTCTTCGATCTCAAGAAGTTTTGTGTTGAAATCACTCTTTAAGGCTTCCAGCTTATCGGTGAAATCAGCCACCAATGAGGCTTTGAGGGTCTCGAACTTATCCTCTACGGGTTCCTCACTCTCTTGTTCAGCCACCACTTCAGGCACTTCAACAACTTCTTCCACAACCATCTCAGGCTCTTTATCGCTGAGTAGTTCTTTAATTTTTTGAATTGCATCTTTCAATTCCATACCGGTATATAGTTTTTAAAAATTATCGGGCAATTTGCCCCTTAAGAATGTCTGACTTGCTCTATGATATCCTTGATTTTAGCCACCAGTTCCTCGTCGGCACTCATCTTTTCCGGCTTCATATCGAACACACCCTCGATGCTCATGCCTGAGAACTCGCCATTCTTTACGCGGTCCCATACCTCTGGGTCAAATACTTTCATGGATACGAACCAGCTGCCGTCATTGGCCTCCTCAAAGCCCTTCATTGGCATGATGCCCCGGCTCTTATCGCTGATGAATGACTCGAACACCACTGCCCCGCCGCTCTGGGCCTGATCGTGAAAGAGGTTGATGTTGTTCTGGTATCCTTTGCGGAAAAATTTCTGCACCATCGACATGATGGTAGGGGGTGTGAATACCACGTAGTACTCACCGAACTGAGCGTTTGACCGGTAGATAGGCACGTCTGCAAGCATGGCCGGGCCAGATATGATCTGCCTGTCTGCCTGTATGGCGAAGTGCTCGGCGTTAAACTTTAGGAAATTCTTTTTGATAGCAGGATTGGGAACAAGGCTTACAAAGTCCATTTGTAAGTCACTATCCATCTCGTCATCCATCACTATCTGGTATATCGGCAAAGGCTTCATACCGATAGATAGCGGTATGGACATGGTAGGGCAACTACCCTCCCAGCACACTGGCCCGCTCGATCCTGCGGTTGCGCGTATCCTGATCGCGGATATCACGATCCACCACGTATGCACGAACCGTTGCCCTGTTGCCCAACTGGTTGAGGGAGCCGCTGTCAAGCTGCACTGACTGCGCCTGTGTGAAAGACGAGGGCATTGGCGCGCCCGCATTGCCCTGGATAGATGGGGTGGATGCGCCGCCCGATGCCTGCTGTGGTACTTTTACGGCCAGTATCGCCTTTACCCGGGCGAGGCCAGAGATAACCGCTGCGCCTGCTGCGAGTGCCGCACGAATGGGGGATGAAGGATCGCCGGGTATAAGCTGCGAGGCGTATGCTTTCTGAGCGGATAAGTACGTGTCAATGGTAGTGGTGGCAATGGCCAGACCCTTACCGACGGCTGTATTCCTGCCCACCAGATCAGCAGCCGCATTACTGACCGATGCAATAGTGTCGGCCAGTGCTATCTTGCCATCGGCTTCAAGCTGGGCAAGCTCTGCCCGGGTTTTGCTGCCTGCTTCCTCAGCCGCCGTGCGCTGCTGCTGGGTAGTGATTGTTGCCTTTACAGTTCTATCGGCATCATCCAATCCTTTTTGAAAAAGCTCGTCGCGCTG